GGAGCATAAACGGGTATTTGCCTGGCTGCTGAGGTTTGCGCAGCTGGCTGACCGCGTGCCGCTCAGGTGGTATCACCGCGTAATCATATTTGTGGTGATGTGGACAGCGGGATGGCAGCTGACGGTGCTCATGAGCCTGAACGCCTTGTTTTATCGCTGGATGATCAGGCCAGAGCTTAAGCAGGCTGCGGCATGACGCGCGCACTGGCAGTTATCGTGCTGATCCTGCTGCTTGTCACCGGCGTGCAGTCTTACCGGCTGAACAGCGCCCACGGCAGGATTGATGCGCAGCAGACCACCATTGAGGGCCAAGGCAAAAAGCTGAGCCAGAAAAACAGCCAGCTGATTGCCCTGAATATCCTGACGCAGACCAGCAGCCAGGCGCAGACGCAGCTTTACGCCGCCGCCGAACGCAACGGCCAGCTGCTGCGTGACCGGCAGCGAAAAATTGAGGAACTGAAACGTGAAAATGAAGACCTTCGCCGCTGGGCTGATGCCGCTCTGCCTGATCCTGTTGTCCGGCTGCGCCAGCGACCGGCCCTATCAGGAGGTGAATCTTACCGTGAGTGGCTGTCCCAAAATCACCCGCTGCCAGCTGGACCCGGCCTTGCCGCGAAGTAACGGCGATCTGAATGCCCTGCTGGATGAAACCGAGGCAGCCTGGGCGGCGTGCGCGGATAAGGTCGATACCATCATCAGCTGTCAGGAAAAAGACGATGAACAAGCCGCAGTCCTTACGCAGCGCCCTGAATAAGTCGGTCCAGTATGTGGCCGACAACCCGGACCGCCTGCATCTGTTCGTGGACAGCGGCCAGCTGGTCGCCACGTCCGCCGCGTCCCTGTCGTGGGAGTATCGCTACACCCTGAACGTGGTGATCACCGACTTTACCGGCGACCAGAACCTGCTGATGGCGCCGGTGCTTTTATGGCTGCGAGAAAACCAGCCCGACGCGCTGCAGAACAGCGAGGCGCGCGAAAGGCTGTTTTCGTTTGAGGTCGATATTCTGGGGAATGACCGCTGCGACATTAGCATGGACCTGAAGCTGACCGAGCGCGTAGTGGCAACCACCGTAGACGGTAAAATCAGCATTGAGGCGGAGCCGGAGCCGGACGCACCGGAGGAAATCTGGACGGTGAAACGTGGCTGAACTGCATGAAGTCGATGCGTGGCTGGCGGCGCTGCTGTCACAGCTGGAGCCTGCCGCCCAGAAAAAAATGCTGCGCGAGGTGGCACGCGACGTGCGCCGCATTCAGCAGGCAAACATCACCGCACAGCGTTCCCCGGACGGCACCGCATGGGAGCCGCGCCTCGTCAGCGCACGCAGCAAAAAGGGCCGCATCCGTCGCGGCATGTTTGCGAAGCTGAAAACAGCGAAGTACCTGAAGGCGCAGGCGAATGCAGACGCCGCTGAGGTTGTTTTTGTTGAAGGTGTACAACGCATCGCCCGAGTACATCATTACGGACTTCGTGATAAGGTGAATCGGCATGGCTTAAAAGTAAAATATGCGAAGCGCACTTTGTTAGGTGTAAATTATGAAGTGGAAAGAATAGTGGAACTTATAATTGAACGCTGGCTAATTTAAATAGCCAGCGAGTATTTATTCTTTTCTTTAGAGTTCAGACTTTGTTTCAAGATTCCTTAACGTATTGGGTATCAATGTTTCGCTAAAGCCAGAGAGGGCGCAAACTATGTAAATTGAAAACGAGTAAGAGTCTCCTGAGTTAAGGAACCCAAATATAAGGTTTCCTTTGAACATAAAAAACACTAAAACACCTGCAATGATTGAAAATAATATCCGCTCAGCACCATGAAAAAAATACGTTTTCTTTGATAGCTCTCTTTCTGTATGTAGTGTTTTTATTTTTAACGAAACAGATATGAAGCCGCCCATAGAAGCAAAAGAAGCTGCATATAGAACTAAAGGGATAAAGTGGTTTTCTTTGATGAAAGTCGAATCTCTAGTTACATAAGTTAACAATGCTAGAAAAATTAGTAAAATTGATAATGAAATTGCGCCGACTTGATATAAGCTGCGCCCGGTAGTTGTGTCTTTATATTCTTTTTCAATGTCGTTTATTATTTTTTTAAAGCTACTTTCATCAGCTGTAGTTATACCCTGCAATATTGCCGACAAAACAGTAGCCGCTCTTTTTTTATATATTGAAGAGCAGTTGTATTTATGAAAGCTTGAGATGAATTCGTCAAAGTGTTCTTTTGCAGAGTGATACCTAGAAATTAAAGTTTTATCAAACTCTTCGATGGTATCAATAAAAACAAGCATAGATTCGTGAGGCGGTAAGTTTGATGCTTCATAAATAAAGTATTCATCTCCGACAGAATATATCTTTTCAATTTTATTTCCTGCCAAGTCAAGTGCGCCGGGTTTGAAACTGCTCATTCTGATTTGTCGTTCTGCTAAGTACGCACTGACGCTCGGTGTGCCAGCAGCAGGTAATGAAATATTAGGAGGTGGAGCTAATGGGACTGGTAGTGTTGATAATTGATCTTCTGATGCGAATGCTGGCTGCCCATCAGATTGTGGAGAGGTATTGCTATCCATTTGTGTAGTCCATGACAAAAGAGAAAAGAATATGAATATACGATTTAAAAAACTATTTTCAAATGATGAATGCAAAACTTACCGAAATCATGCGTCTTATCACCAACCTGATCCGCACCGGCACTGTGTCCGAAGTGGACCCGGTTAACTGGCTGTGCCGGGTGAAAACGGGCGACCTTGAAACCAACTGGATTAACTGGCTAACCCTGCGCGCCGGTAGCACCCGCACATGGTGGCAGCCCACCGTCGGTGAGCAGGTTGTGCTGCTGAGCCTGGGCGGCAATCTTGAAACTGCCTTTGCGCTGCCCGCCATTTATTCCGAAGCCTTCCCGCCGCCCGACTATTCAGAAGACGGCACTACCACGGTGTTTAAGGACGGCGGCTGGTTTCAGTACGAGCCGGAAACCGGCCTGCTGCTGATAAAGAATATCAAAAGCGTGCGCATTGAAGCGGCAGACGGCATTCAGCTGATCACCGACGTGCTGGGGATAGAGGCCAGTCAGACACGGATTAACAGTGACACCACGATGAACGGCGATGTGACACACGGCGGCGGTTCAATGCGTTCAAACGGCGTGATTGCTGATAAGCACTTACATGACGGGGTGAAGAAAGGCAGCGATATGTCAGGAGGCCCGCAATGATGTATCTCGGCATGAGCCGCGACACCGGCGAAGCCATTACCGACATCGAACACATCCGGCAAAGCGTGCGCGACATCCTGATCACCCCGGAAGGCAGCCGCATTGCCCGGCGTGGTTACGGTTCGCTGCTGTCGGTGCTGATTGACCAGCCGCAGAACGACGTGATCCGCCTGCAGGTAATGGCGGCAGTGTATGTCGCCATCAGCCGCTGGGAACCTCGCGTGAGGCTGAGCACCGTAAACCTTACCAGCGACTTTGACGGCTCTATGGTGGTTGAGCTGACCGGCCAGCGGGATGACGGTTCGCCGGTTGCTATGTCTGTACCAACGGGGGTGAACAGTGGCAGTAATTGACCTTTCCCAGCTGCCCGCACCGCAGATTATTGAGGTTCCGTACTTTGAATCGCTGCTGGCTGAGCGCAAAGAGGCGCTGATTGCGCTTTATCCGGCGGATGAACAGGCCGCCATGCGCCGCGTGCTGGCGCTGGAGTCTGAGCCGATTGTGAAAAGCCTGCAGGAAAACACCTACCGCGAAATCCTGTTGCGCCAGCGCATCAATGAGGCGGCGCAGGCGGTAATGGTGGCCTACGCAATCGGCAGCGATCTGGACCAGCAGGCCGCCCGCAATAACGTGAAGCGCCTGACCATTACGCCTGCGAATCCCGACGCGGTGCCGCCGGTGGATGCGGTGATGGAATCGGACGACGCACTGCGCGTGCGCGTGCCGGAGGCGTTTGAGGGGCTGAGCGTGGCCGGACCGACGGGCGCGTATGAGTTTCACGCTAAAAGCGCCGATGGCCGGGTGCAGGACGTGTCCGCCATCAGCCCGTCACCGGCGACAGTACTGATCACTGTCCTGAGTCGCGAAGGCGACGGCACGGCGGCAGCGGATTTGCTGACTACAGTGGACACAGCACTGAGCGCCGACAGCGTGCGCCCGGTGGCCGACCGTGTGACGGTTCAGGGGGCGACTATTCGCAACTACAGCGTGAAGGCCAGGCTGCACCTGTTCGACGGCGTGGCCGCCGGTCCCTGCCTTGAGGCGGCAAACGCTAATCTGGCGGCTTACCTTACTGAACAGAAAAAGCTGGGGCGCAGCGTGCGGCGTGAGTCCTACGGGGCGGTGATGCGTGTGGCCGGTGTGGACTGGGTGGAAATCACCGAACCGGCGCAGGACATCATCATGGACCGCACGCAGGCGGGTTACTGCACCGGCACGGACATTTCCGTGGCGGGCGATCAGGGGGTGACATGAGCAACAGCAGCCTGATGCCGCCCGGCTCATCTGCGCTGGAGCGCCGCCTGGCCGAAGCCTGCAGCGGCATTTCCGGGCTGAGCGTGCCGCTGCGCGACCTGTGGAATCCGGCCACATGCCCGGTTACTTTTCTGCCGTATCTGGCCTGGGCGTTTTCAGTGGACCGCTGGGACGAAGGCTGGGCGGAGAACGTTAAAAGGCAGGTGGTGAGCGATGCGTTTTTTATTCATCAGCATAAGGGAACCATCAGCGCCATTCGCCGCGTGGTGGAGCCGTTCGGCTTCCTGATCCGGGTTATTGAGTGGTGGAAAACCAGTGAGCCGCCCGGCACGTTCCGGCTGGACATTGGCGTGCAGGACCAGGGAATAACCGAAGAAACCTACCAGGAACTTGAGCGGCTGATCAGCGATGCGAAGCCGTGCAGCCGTCACCTGCTGGGAATGTCGATAAACCTGCAGGTCAGCGGTGAAACGCTTATAGCGGCGGCCAGCTATGACGGTGATGACCTGACCGTTTACCCGTATACCCCGGAAATTATTTCCGTCAGCGGCGCAGTTTATGGCGGCGCGGCGGTTCACGTTATTGACCTGATGGAAGTGGGACCATGACACAAAAATACTATGCAATTGTCACCAATCAGGGTGCGGCGAAGATTGCCAACGCTGCCGCACTCGGTACAAAACTGAATATCACGCAGATGGCCGTGGGCGACGGCGGCGGCACGCTGCCGACACCGAACGCCAGCCAGACGAAGCTGGTTAACGAGGTGCGCCGCGCCGCCATCAATTCGCTGAGTATTGATGCGGCCAATGCCAGCCAGGTGATTGCCGAACAGGTGATCCCTGAAACGGAGGGCGGATTCTGGATCCGGGAAATGGGGCTGTTTGACGCAGACGGCACGCTGATTGCGGTCTGCAACACGCCGGAAACCTACAAGCCCGCACTGCAGGAAGGCAGTGGCCGCACGCAGACCGTGCGCATGATGCTGATCATTAACAGCACCGACGCCATCACTCTGAAGATTGACCCATCGGTGGTGCTGGCAACGCGCAAGTATGTGAATGACAGTATCCTGACGGTCCGCCAGTACGCCGATAAGTTACTGGCGGATCATCTTGCGGCTGAAAACCCGCATGACCAGTACCTGCAGACAGCGAATGCGCTGGCAGAAATCAAAGACGCCGGTCTGATTGCTG